ATGTAAAAAAAGAACTGGTGCTGAAATTATTAAGAGTTAAACAGCTACCACTATTAACTTTTTTGATTATTATTTTACTTATAGTGTGCAAAATATGAAAAAACCAATCAAAATAAAGTTCCTTAAAAATCCCCAAAAAGGAGGTTAAAATGAAAAGTAAAATGACTACCCATCATATTATCCCTAGGAGCAGGTTAAAAAACAAACATCTTAAGGATAATACGGTTCAGGTATCCGAGCACGAACACGAAAAATATCATCAGTTGTTCGTCAATATGACGCCGGTAGAAATTATTGATTACTTAGTAAAAACGTTTTGGGGCGGAAAAACAGAATACTTGGAAGAGTATTTACGAAACAGTTCGGGTGGCTCTGGCTAAAAGCCACCATAATTCACAATTTATTTAATAATAAACATATGACAAACAAAACATTAGGAAAATGGCTAGTGTGGACGCTAGTAGCGGCCGTAGTATTATACTTTTTCTACGAATCGCTTGGCGGATTAATACTATTAGCTAACTGGGTATTCGTATTCATTGGCGGGTACAGGCTAATGACCATAGACGATAAAAAGAATAAGCAATAGAAGGGATAGTTGCCAAACATTGAGAAAAATGTTATAATTATGTTATGGACAATAAAAACGACAAAACCGACAAAAAGACCACCCAGCAGATAAACAATCCGTGGGTGCGTTTTTATTTACAGACACAAGAAAATATACGTCAGAACGAAATAGAATACGGAAAAAGAATAGTAGAATTATCCACCGAGCAAGAAAGAACAAAAATCAAAAAAAGGGCATTTCTAGAATTGTGGGAGAAATCAAACGGAGTGGTAACTTATGTGTGCGAAAAACTCAATATCAACCGGGACACGTTTTATACGTGGAAAATGAACGATAAAGAATTCGCAGCGAAAGTTAAAGCCGTAGAGGATAGTAGATTAGACGCGGCTGAAGATGTATTGTTTGGCAAGATTTTTATCGAAAGAGACGCAAGTTGTGCTAGATATTTTCTAGACCGAAAACATCCGGGATATAAACCAAAATCAGTGACAGAAGTAATTGCTGGCGAGAAAACGTTAGAGGATTTATTAGCGGAAGACGACGCAAAAGCCGATAAAGAATTAAAAGAATATGAACGAAAACATAACAATACAAAAGCCGATGGGGAGAAAGACGAACACCCAACTAATGGGACTATTCAAAATCAGGACCAAGAGGGGGGAAATAGTCAGGTTCAGACCGAATCAGGCGCAGACATATTATCTCCAAAAAAGGACGAGACGTAACATTATTCTCAAGGCCAGACAAAAAGGAATAACCAAAGTAATAGATCTAGACCAATTGATTGATTGCATTAGAAAGCCGACCAACGCAGTGGTTATCTCCCACGAGAAAGAAGCCACTAGACGGCTATTCTCGGCGGTAAGAGATTATATTTATAGTCTAGAAGTAAAACCAGCAATATCTATTGATTCCAAACAGGAAATTAAATTTCCAAAGACCGGAAGCTCATACTTTATTGGAACAGCCGGACAAAAAGCGTTTGGGAGAGGAGACACGGTAGACAGGGCACACTTATCAGAGGCGGCGTTTTATGAAAACCTAACCAAATTATTGGCTGGGATCACCGAAGCAGCAGAATACGGGCAAATAGACATTGAAAGCACTCCCAACGGACGAGGCAATGAATTCCACGATGAATGGGAGAAGGCTAAAAATGGACAAAGCCCTTATACCCCGATCTTTATTCCGTGGTATATTGACGATGAATACTCGGCCGATAGTATGACAGAAGAGGAAAAAGACGGATTAAGCGTCGCGGTTCAGCAGATACTAAAAATGTCAGATGATGAGTTTATATCACAGATGACCGATGACGAGAGACGATTGGCAGAGAGAGTAAAAAAAGAATATAATATAGTGTTGGCGCCTGGCCAATTAAAATGGCGCAGATATAAGATATGGGATAAAGGAGAAATGTTCTTCCAAGAGTATCCAGAGGACGATGTTAGTTGTTTCTTACAAGCAGGCAGATCAGTATTTAAGCATATAATAACTGATCCAACAATCGTTGTGCCATTAGATGACGACAATTTGGCAGATAAATGGCAAGAAAAGTATAGCCAACGAATGTTATTCGCCGCAGTAGACGGCGCAGAGGGGACAGATGATGGAGATAGACACGCGTTTTGTGTTTTAGATCCATTAGCCAAAGATGGCAAGGCTGGTATTATCTATGAATACGTCAGTAACGAGCCAATAGATGTATTTTGGGACAAAGTAGAGAAAATAATAATGAAAGATAAACGATCTAGGTATCGTCTTATATTGGGAGTAGAAAAAAACGGCGTAGGATTAGCCCATTGTCGGGAAGCGGCACGGAGAGGAATTAGATTTAAAGAATGGAACACCACTGGCACTAACCGCGGTATGATGATAACCGAGTTAGAGGCGGCCTATCGCAAAGAAGAGTTGATTGAGGGCTATTTAGAAGCAGAAAATGAAGCCAAAAATATGATATATAATAAAAGTAATCGGGCTGAACACCCAATAGGAAAACACGATGATCGTGTATTTAGTCGGGCCATAGCACTGCAAATGAGCAAGGTGCCAATACCTAGAGTGACGGCCTTGTAAAATTTTAAAAAAAATGCTATTATAAGACCATATGGGACTAATCCAGACAACTATGGGAGCAATCAAAAAAATGCTCCGGAATAAAAGCATTGACGACGCGAATATAGCGTATAGCGGAACCCAATTTGGCGGGATAGAATTATTGACCAGATTAACTGGCGGAAATTGGAATAAAACTAAAATGTTATCCCAATACGAGAAATCTCTATATGTTTTTGCGTGCGTTGATATAATATCAAAGAAAGTCGCGGCGACTCCGTCGTGGCTTTATTTAATTAAGAACTCTAAAGGTGATACGGAAGAGATACTCAGCCACCCAATAATAGATTTGATGGATAGACCAAATCCATTTCAGGACCACGACGAATTTTTTAAGATAACATCTATTAACCTTAATCTCTGCGGTGACGCATTTTGGTTCAAGGTGAGAAACGAGCGCGGAGATGTAGTTGAACTATGGAACTTAAGACCTGACTATGTAGAGATAGTCAAAGACCCAGAGTTATTTATTAAAGCCTATAAGTTTCATAAAGGCGACGGAACGACAGAAGTATTGATGCCAGATGATGTGGTTCATTTTAGAATGCCAACGCCATTAAGCGATTATGAAGGAACAAGCGCCATTAAAAGCGCTAACGTTAGAATAGATACAGAAAATTATGCCAGTCTATATCAGCGCGACTTCTTTCTCAATAACGCTAGGCCAGACGGTATAATTAAGGCAAATGTGGGAGCTAATCTAACAGAGGAACAAAAGAACGAAATAAGAGAAGAGTTTGAGCGCCGACATAAAGGAGTGGGCAAGAATAGCAGATTGGCAGTATTAGAAGGTGATATTGCCTACCAGCAGATTAGTATATCTCAAAGAGAAATGGACTTCATCGAATCGCTGAAATTCACCCGCGATGACATTCTAGTGGCATTCCATATGCCCAAGATATTGGTATCCGTAACTGACGATGTAAATAGGGCGACAGCCGAGACCGGAATGAATATCTTTCTATCGGAAACGGTTGATCCGCAAAATCAATTGTTATGGAAAAAAATCAATGAGCAATTGGTCGCTAGTGATTTTGATGAAGCGTTATTCTTTGTACCGGACCAGCAAGCTAAAAAAGATCGTGCGGCCGTGCTAGCTGATTACGAAAGTGGACTAAAAAATAGTTATTTGACGATCAATGAGGTTAGGGCGGAAGAGAATAGAGTACCAATAGAGGGCGGAGATGTTTTATATATGCCACTCAGTTTAGTGCCAATTGGCGGATTAACCCCAGAAACGCGAGAGATGATCCGGAATAAATATGAAGAACGTCAAAAAATTGAAGCTGAAAGAGCCAGAAGGAAAGTATTCGAGGGAAGAGGATTGTTATATAAAAAATTGGCGCTTAAGGAAGAAATGATCAAACAATTAACCAACGAATTCAAAATTGACACCGCCGAGAACCTAAAAATCATAAGAGAAGCACAAAAATCCCTAAAAGCAAAGGTGGGCAAAAAGACGGTTGGACTAATTCAAAGAGAATTACGAGAGCAATATGCTGATATGATCATTAAGGCGATAGATCAGAGAGCCAAGACAATGAAATCGGCGGTAGATCGTCAAGCGGCAGAACAACAAAATAAACTATTGGCTATATTATCAGATAAGATCACAAAAGATATTAAATCTAAAGGAATGAGCCGGGAGTTAAAGAACACCATAAAAGAATTTTTTAATGAGGAAAGTGCTATCTGGGCAGAATTCGCATTTCCATTCATCACAGAATTTTTACAATCATCAGCGGTAGAAAGTTTATCGATGGTCAATCCGCAAAAAACATTTAACCTAACACCAGCAATTCAAATAGCATTAAAGGCTAGAGCCAAGCAATTCGGGCTGGAAGTTAATCAGACTACCAGAGCAAAAATTAACGAAGCTATTAGTGCGGGGCTAGAAGCCGGAGAAGGTATGACACAGATAAGCGATCGAATCAGCAGCGTGTATCAAGATTTTCCATTGTGGAGAAGCGACTTAATAGCCAGAACAGAATCGACCGCCGCCAACAATGAAGGTATGCTAGAAGCCTACAGACAAAGTGAAGTAGCAACACATAAAGAATGGATCGCGACCAAAGATGATCGCACCAGGCCAGAGCATATGGCATTAGACGGCGAGATAGTAGAAGTAGACGCATTATTCTCTAATGGGTTGAAATATCCGTCTGAACCGAATTGCCGGTGCGTGATAGGACCAGCTATGGGGTGATTTGTAAAAATTAAATAAAAATGTTATAATAATAATATGAATAAACAAAAAAATTCTAATATCGGGGCCGAGGACACGATGATTAAGAAAATGGTTAATTTTAAGACCAAAGCAATAGATGATGAGCAGTATATTATATACGGCGTATTTTCTACTGACAATGAAGACTGGCACGGCGAAAAGGTGGAGCAAGGCGGATGGGATTTAAGCGTATTTAACACTAATCCGGTCATTTTATTCTCCCACGATCACTATCAGCCAGCCGTAGGGCAAGGCGTTGACATTAAAGTTCAAGACGAGGGAATGTTTTTGAACGGCGTGCCAAACGGTAATATGGTGCTAGCAGGTGGAGTCAAGTTTGCCGCTGCCGAATACGATTTCGCGATGACGCTGTATAGATTATACGCAGGCAAGTATATGAGAGCCTTCTCGGCAGGCTTTTACAACAATGAAGCCGAGTATGACGGAGTAAATGATGTATACGTGCTAAAAACTAACGTCTTACTAGAAATCAGTTGCTGTAATATACCTGCTAATATGCAAGCGTTGGCCAGAAGCAAAGGAATAGACACTGCACCAATCACCAGAATTATCGAAGAAAGAAATGAAAAGGAGAGAGAAGAGCAGGAAAAGCAACTAAGAATGATGATAGAAAAAACAATCAATAGCCTAAATGAACAAAACATAAGGACGGATATAGCCAAAACGATAAGCAAGGTCGAAACCCCTGTTGGCCAGGGCCGCCGTGGATATTACTCCACAAAACTAATTAACAAATCTATTAGGCGATTGCTAAAGCAAAAAAGCCTGATAGAAAAATAAACCTAAAACGTATGAACATTGCAAAAATTATAGCCAAGTTTATGAAGGATGGCCTTAAATCATTAACAGATGAGGAAAGGGCATTACTTGCAGACAACGAAGGCTTATTATCTCCCAATCAGAAATCTGTTTATGACAAACAGCTAGCTGAGGAAGGAGAAGAAGAGGAAGAAGAGACCAACGAATCTGATGAGGAAAACAACGAAGAGGACGAGGGCGTGGACGAAAAAGCATTAAGGCAGTTAATTTCTAAAGGAATTAACGAAGAAGTTAGTGCCCAGATCGAAAAAATTTCCGATACGTTGGTAGCCAAGTTTTTCGCCGGGGCAAAAGCACAGCGTAAAGCCGGGATCAACAGCGGCGAAACTCAGAAAAACAAGGACGAGGTGCGGAACTTCTTTAAGGCGTTAATCAACCGCGACACAGAATTCCTAAAAGACTATAAGGTTAAAACTGACACTACCACAGCCAATGAAGCCACTGACAACGCTAAAGGCGGATATTTAGTGCCAGAGGAATTACAGGCTGAAGTTCTTCGCATCGCCGAGACCCAATATGGTCTGGCACGTAGAGACTTTATGTATTTGCCATTCACCGGAGCCGGTGATACTCGCAAAATCCCTACATTAGCATCTAGTGTCACCCTCAGCTGGGTCAACGAAAAAGGGAAGAAAGGCGGAACCAATGTTACTTTTGGTTTGGTCACCCAGACACTAAAGAAATTGGCCGCAATTATTCCATTCACCGAGGAATTGTTAGAGGATAGCGCGGTTAATATCACTCAGCTATTTGCTCAGTTATTCGCTGAGGCGGTAGCCAAAGAAGAGGACTTGCAATTCTTTATGGGCACTGGATCTCCTTGGACTGGCATTATGAACAATGCTAGCGTCAAAAAGGTTAATTTACCAGCCGGAGCTGGAGTATCCGGAATCACCTTCGAAAAGTTAATTGATATGCAAGACGAAATCCCATCAGGAGCCTTACCGGGAGCTAAGTATTATATGAATCGCACAGTATTCTCATATTTACGGAAACTTAGAACCGATGCAGTAACCGCATCAGACGGCAAGGGACAATTCTTATTGCCACCGACTAGACAGGCAATTGAAGACCTATTGGGATATCCGATTGAATTAACCGACGCTTTACCGGGCAAGACACTAACTGGATACCAAAAGCCATTTGTGGCATTCGGTAATATGAAGTTAGCGGCCATTTTCGGGGATAAACAGCAAATCCGTGTTAAATTGTTAGATCAGGCCACCATCACCGACGGTGACGGCACCACGGTCATCAATTTAGCCGAGGAAGATATGTTGGCAATCCGTGCCGAAGAGAGGGTTGGTTATGTAGCGGCATTACCTGAAGCTGTTTGTGTATTAAGAACTGGACCACAAAGCTAGTTCGATTGAGATTGGATATTTATTGGGGAGAGGTTGATTGCCTCTCCCCGAATAAAAACCTAATATGAGCCAGTGCCCCAGACAAAATAGACCTTATATTCCGTCATTATCTCCATTCAGGGGAAAAACGTCGCCATACGGGAGCAAAACCGGAATAGGTATATTTGAAATGATTGGCGGGCTGATAATGGCAGAGCAGTGCGGATTTATTATGACAGAGGATAAAAAATCATTCTTATCGTATGAGTAGACCGGAAAATAAAAAAATAAGCGAATTTGAGGCGTTAAGCGCGTTAGCCGATGCTGGACTTTTGGTTGTGGTAAGCAACGGAAAAACATACAAAATCACCAAAGAAAACCTATTAAAAGAAGTTAACCAAAAGGCAGATACTCATATTAACGACAAGAACAATCCTCATCAAACCACCGCAGAGCAAGTTGGAGCAGACGCTAGCGGGACGGCGGTAGAGATGATTAGCGACCACGAAAGCACATATAACCACAATAATTATAATACTGCCTATAGCTGGGGACCACACGCTGGATTATATGATCTAATTGGGA